AATATGAATTTTTTTCATTCATATCTATTATCAAAAAAGGGAAAGCTCCGAAGGTCTGCCCTCCGAATGTTAAATAACCATACTCTCCAAATTCCCACATGGTTTTTATTTTATCCAGCTCTTCAACTGGAGAGGAATCAGTTAATAATGTTGAAACTAAAGAAATTCCAAAACTTATTTCTATCAGTTCTCTTCCCTGGTGTCTTACCATACCAGGACCGTATATTGCGTTATGCTCAGATATTTTGCTTTTATATGTCCTTGACAGTTCATTATTGATTGAAGTTGCTTTTTTATCAGAAACTTCAAATATTACATCTCCAAGACTTCCTATCATTGCGGACCTCCTGTCTTATCCCCACCTGCGATAACTCCGCTATGAGTGTGAGTATTAAGGTTAATATTTCCACCAGTAATCGTTGTCCCGGACACCGTCAAGTTTCCATTGATTTCCGCATCAGCATTAATCACAACTTTTGAAACAGGATTCAATGTTAGCACTCCGTTGTCATAGCTGTAAAATCCACCATCAGAAAATGTTCTCTTTACTTCATTTTCATTAGCAGAACCACCTCGCATTGGACATCCAATTACCACTCCCTGTTCCATCATTTCAGGAAAAAATAAGCAGTAGACTGTCTGTCCAACTGAAAGCATATAGTTATCAGAATGGCTTTCAGAAAAAGGAACTAAAATATTAAGCCAGTCACTTGTTTTGTCGTCACCAGCAGAAAATAAAACTCTTACTTTCCCTGTTTTGTGATCTATCGCACTTACTTCTCCAGCCTTTAATATTTCTAACATTTTAACTCCTTTCTACCTGCTCATTTTTCTATTAGTCGGATTGTTTTTATTACTTGATTTATTACTTGCCTTAGTATTTTTACTGTTCTTATTGCTGTTACTTTTCTTATTCTTTTTACTAGATTTTTTAGCAGATTTCTTTCTTTCTTTTTCTGCTTCTTTTTTCTTTTGTTCTTCTTTAGTCTGAGCTTTAGCATTCTTTTCAGCATTTTCCCTAGCTCCAACTTTCATACACTCAAGCTCACACGAATAGTCTCCAGTAATGTCATGTTTAACTTTATCAATTACATATTTTCCCTCAAATTTACCCCAGCTTTCATCTAATTCTATTATCATTCCCGCCATGTATTTAGTGCTTCCATCAACTGTCAAAGTAACCTGATATTCCTGTTTCAAATTTTCCTTTAAAGTTTTTTTGGCCACTTTCTTCGGATCCGACTTACCTTTGGTTTTTATTTTGTGTACCTTTTCTTTTTTACTTCTTTTCTCTTTCTTATCCGCTTTTTCTTTAAGTTTACTTTTAGCTTTTTTATATCCGGAAGACTTTTTTCCATTCTGTTTTTTATATTCTGCATACGAAATATCAGGCATCAGTTTTCACCTCGTTCCGTTTTTCGAGTTCTTCTTTAGTCATTGTTTCTTTGATTAACTTTTTCTTGTCAGGATCGTAATATGAAGCTTCCACTTTGTCGTATATTCCCTTATTTTTTTTCTTCAAACTAAAACTACGGATTCTGCTATCACGGATATTAAATTTTTCGATTGCGTCATTATCTTTTATATTGTCATCATCAAATATTATTATTGTGTCATCAGATATTTTCATACTTAGCCCAGTTTCTTTGATAACTCGATCTATAAAAGCCAAATCTGTTTCATTCTCCTGATCCAGTCTTTTATAATATTCATTATCGGCATGGATTTCTACATTCATTTCATGCTGTGCTGCAATCTGTGTTACCAATTCTTTTAATGTAATCTTTTCCCATGCTTTAGTATTTTTCTGATCCCTTATATTTCCATCTAACGGAATAGCTATACACTTAAGGTTAAGTCTGTCATTGTCAAAAGTCGGTTCATCAATATAGAATGTTCCTATGTCCAAAAAACTTCCGTCTTTCCCATTGTCCTCATATATCCCAACTATTAACTGAGCATTTTCATCAGGATACCATTCTTTGAGCCAACGATAATCCATGTTTTCCAGTTCCAACTCAAGGTCATCTATGGCATTTTTACTGTTGTCAGTGTAATTAAGAGAAGAAATGGAATGAGCTATATCTTCAGATATATCCACTCCGTTAAATATCACTATTACCTTTATTCCTCTAGCCAGCATTATTTGCCTCGTTTCCAAGGGGGCAATTTGCTTTCTTCAATTTCCTGTTCCAGTTCTTCAACAAATTCAGGAATAATGACAGGAATATCAGCTGGAAATATTGATACATCTATTAAATTAAGATTATTTCTTATCAGTCTATGAAAGTATTTTTCATTTCCGTAGACTTTATAAGCTATTAAATCCCACGTATCTCCGCTGACAGTTCTGTATACTTTTGTCTTCATTATCCAAACGCCACCCTTTCTTTTTTATTTTTCATTTCAGCTAGAATTCTTTTAACCTCTCTTGCTATATCATTTGCATTAGAATTTCCTCCGGCATTAATAGTTATGTTTATAGTATCTCCACCAGCAACTATTTGAGCCCCACTTCCCAGATTAGATGCTCTTTCTTTTATTCTGTTTACTCTTTCCCTTAATGTATTTCTTGTCTGTGAAGCATTAAGTATTTCAGTCCCCTTTGGCAAGTTCATCAGCATTTCACTCTGTGCAATAAAAGGAGACTGTCCCGGTATCTTAATCATTTCAGCTCCACGTTCGGCAACAGTAGTAAGTCCACCAGTCCAATAGTTAGTTCCTGTATAGTTTTTTCCAAAAAGCCCACCAATCAGTGGTAAATTTTTAGCTTTTTCCTTGATACTGTTAAATTTATCAGTGAAAAAATTTACTACTCCGTTTAAAATGCTTTTTACTCCTTCAATCATGCCTGAAAATCCACTTTTAATACTGTCCCAAACTCCCAAAGCAATACTTTTTATTGTATTCCATGCCCCGGTAAATACTCCCTGTACTGCTGTAATTCCTGACTTAATAACATTCCATGCATTAACTGCAGAAGTTTTAATACCATTCCACACAGCCTTTGCTACAGCAACTATTCCTTTGAATATAGCCTTTATTATTGCTATACCCACTCTGACTGCTGCAGTTATTCCAGACCATATGGCAATAGCCCCAAATTTAATCGCATTCCATGCAGTGATACCTGCTCCCTTTATCCAGTTCCATGCTGCAATTGCACCAGTTGATATGGCTTTCCACATAGCATTCACAAAATTTCTAAATCCTGCGCATTTGTGATACAGTACAACAAGTATTGCTATCACGGCAATTATTGCAACTATTATAAATGCAACAGGATTTGCTAAAAATGCTGCTTTTATAGCTAATCCTACAAATTTTACAGCTTTTACAATTCCCAGGAATGATTTAACTGCAAAGCTTCTTATTTTCCCAAAAACTCCCACAATTCTGCTTAATACTGGAAATGCAGTCTTAAATCCCTCTGCAAAACTTCCTGCAGCTTTGAATTTATCAAATATCATTATTCCATTAGATATAACTCCAAAAAAAGGACTAAATACCTTTATTGCTCCACCAATTCCTAATGACATTAATCCTATGGTTCCTATAGTTTTTAAAATACTCTGTGTTAATTGCGGATTTTTCTGAATCCAGTCGGCAATACTTTTTATAGTAGGTTTTAATTGTGTTGCTATTCTTATTAAACTGGGGGCTAAGGCATTCCCAAGATCTACCCCTATATTTGTGAAAGCATTTTTCAATGTATCCAGATGACTTTTTAAAGTCTTTATCCGTTGAGCATATTCTTTGTCCACACTTCCTGCTGTTTTTGACTTATCATGAACATTTTTTAGAGACTGTTCCACTTCATCAATATGTTTAGCCAGTTCTGAAGCTGACTGGATACTTTCCTTACCGAATAAATCTTTAAGCGTAGCAGCCTGAACATCTTTAGGCAATGTTTTTATCTTCTGAAATACTTTCAGCATAGTGCCTTCACCATCAATCTGCATATCTTTAGCTACCTGTACAGCACTAAGTCCTAATTTTTCAAATGCGACCCTCTGCCTTTTAGTAGCACTTTCTCCTGCTACTAATCCTAATGAAATATTTTTTAATCCTGTAGCTGCAACTTCTGAAGGAACTCCAACTGTAACGAGGCTCGCTCCTAGTGCTGCAACACCTTCTTTAGAAATTCCAGCCATACCTCCAAGCCCAGCTACTTTACTTGAAATATCAGCAACTTCTGGTGCAGTTACTGCAACAGTATTTGCAAGATAATTAATTACATCAGCATATTCCATTACACCTTTCTGATCTAAATTTAACTGAGCTCTTGTTTTAGCCAAAAAGTTTCCAGCCGCTTCAGTATCCATATCGAAAGCTACTTTAATTTTTGCAGCATCTTTTGTGTATTGTGTTAGTTCATGAGTCTGTATACCTGCCTGTGCTCCTGCTCCTGCTATCTGGAATAATTCAGTCTGAGATACAGGATTGCTTTCACTGAAATTTCTCATAGCCTGATAGAATCCAGCTTCCATTTCTTTAGAACTAAATTCTGCAACTTTTTTTAAATCAGCCTGTGCTTCTTCTAAATCTATTGCTATTTTAACTGGTACAGCCATCGCTGCAGTTGTCCCAACACCAGCATTGAAAGCTTTATCTCCAAAGCTTTTTACTTTTCCCCAATTATTCATTCTTTCTGTATGACGATTCTGTGCTTCTTTAAGTTTCTGTTGCTTTTCCAGTTCTTTTGATACCTTTGATAAATTTTCCTTATATTGTTTTAAACTATGTCCTTCAGCTTCTATTGCACTTCTTGCAGCTTCAAAAAGATGTTTTTGTCTTTCTTTCTGTTTATTCAGATTATTTACTATTTTTTCCTGTTCTTTAATCTTTTCAGCAAGCTGGACATTACTTCTTCCTGTTTTTTCATAAGCTTCCTTTAATTCCCTAAGCTTTCTGGTAGCCTGTAAAAATTCCTTGCTGACATTGACATAAGCACTTTTCAAGCGTTCCACTTTTTCAACACTTTTCTGTGCCTTATCAAGTTCCTTCATTTGTTTTTCAAGATTCTTAGCATTCGAAGACATTGTTTTCATGGCATTTCCAACTTTAGCCAGTCCAGATAATGCACTAGCAGCAACTGCCGACATAACTATATTTAATTCCATATTCTTAGCCACAGAAACTCCTCCTTTCTGTTGTATTTTTAGCATTTCAGTGATATAATTAGTTAAAAGAGGTGAGTCATTATGAAAAAAAAT